AGGTTGCGAGATTCGGCGTCTGATCGAGGAAGCGTGCAAGTGATGACTAAGGAAGAATACCTGGAACGCCACCGCGAATTGCATCGCGCGCTCGATGAGCTGGCCGCCGACTGGGCCGCGCACCAGCCGCTCGGCAAGATGTTCAGTAACTCGACGATTATGGAGCTGATGCGATGGAGTCACGAGCAGACCCAGGAGCCCGATCCGCCCTACCGTAGAGCACATTCCGATGCCACGCCTGATCGATGACATTCGCGCCGGGGAAGGCTTGAGAGCGCCCTGGTTCGTCAATAAGAAGGCCGAGGCCTGGACCAAGCTCGCCGAGATGTTGGGCAAGGTCTTACTCCATCCCGGGCCGGACTTGCCCGTGCTCCTGATCGACAACGTCGCCGACTACTACTACACCGCGAGCGACCAGGAGCACTGGAGTGTGGACCGCGATTTTCATAACCTGGCACCACCCTTCCCCGCCTTCTGGTGCGAGCACAAGATGCCCCGTACGATCCACTCGAAAGAGTGCGGCGACACCAAGATGAATCCCCTGATCCAGCATGGCCGTGTCGGCATCCTGGTGCACGGGCTCACCCCGGAACAGTTCACCGCCGTGGACATACCGGCCAACGGACACTGGGTTTTGTGGTGCGAGCTGTTCGTTGACTACGGTTTTCGGGACCGTCCCATCGAGGGGCCGCACGGGTCGATGTTCTTGTGCTTGGACGAGCAGGGGGCGGTGATCGGCGCGCCGTGGATGCAAAGCTACGCCGATGCCGGCTACGAAGACGTAATGAAAAGCTTCATGACCTGGCTGCACCCCACGCTACTGGCCATCAGCTTTCTCCACTGTAAGAACGTGCGCGTGGAAGACAACCAGGTGCCGAAACCGCTGGCCAAGAAGTACCGCGAGCGCCACCGCGGCGTGCAGCCCACCGCCTACAAGACTCTGGTCATCGAGCCCTTGAAACAGATCCTGCGCACCGAGGGCAAGAGCGGCGAGCACGGCCTGGCCAAGGCCATGCATATCTGTAGAGGGCACTTTAGAGATTACAGACAGGGCCGCGGATTATTTGGAAAATATAAGCAGCTGGTGTGGACCCCGATGACGGTCCGCGGCACCAAGGGGAAGGAGGCACCGCCGCGCGAGATCGAGGTGAAGCTATGAACCCGGATGAGTTTCAGATGGCGATGCTGCGAGAGGTTCGCAAGCGACAGGGCGATTATGCCGCCCATGACTTCGTGGCGGAGCGCAATCGGCTGGTGGCCACCTGGCGGGCCGCACACCCGGAATGCGCGAATCAGCCGCCGAGCGAGCGGCACCATACGCTCGACCAGTTCATACCTGGGAAGGTGGATGATTTTGCGCACCCGGAACACTGGGAGAGCGACATCTTCCAGGTGACGGTGCGGCGCTGGACGAAGGACCCGGTGTTCGGCACCGATGGCGGCATGATCCAGATCGGCATCAATGCGCTTGACGGCACCGCGCGCCATGACTGGCGGGAATTTCAGTGGATCAAGAACCAGATCGCCGGCCCCGAATGCGAAGCCTTTGAGCTGTATCCGGCGGAGAGCCGGCTGATGGACCCGTCGAATTATTATTCTTTGTGGTGTTTTCCCGGCCTCAAGCGGATCAAGGTAGGGATGAACGAAGGCCGGCGGGTATTAAATGCCGATGAAGCTATAGCGCCGCAGCGGGCGTTTCAAACGGATGGGCCTTAAACTGCATGAAAGCGGAGGAGGTTCTTTCCATGCCCAAGACGACGATTACGAAAGAGTTTACGCATAACGGCAAACCCTACCGGATCGGTGATGAATTCGACGGCACCGAGGCCGAGATCGAGTCCCTGGCCCGCCAAGGCTACACCAAACAAAAGGCAGGCGACGAGGAAGTGGACCCGGGTCCCGGCAAGGGCGTGAACACCAGCGAGAGCAGCTCGGGCAACGCCGAGGTGCATTACCCGCCACCCGCGCCCCCGCCGCACCACGTCGCGCCCCGGGCGGAAGAGAAATCAAACGCGCGTAAGTAGCTCGTGGCGCATGCTGCCGACGGCAAAGAAGGCGACGGCGTCGAGGTGAGAGAGCGCCTCCTCGCGGTCTTCCGACACGGGGCAGGTTTCAACGATCAGCTGCGCCAGTTCGCGGATGCGCTGGCGCAGCAAGGGGTGGAGCGACGCGCGCGGAGGCTCCGCCAGCCGGGTGGTTTCGAGGGGCACTTACAAATAGTACAATCAATCCGAAAGCGAGGCCAGGAATTCTATGGCAACGACGACCACCAAGGAACCCAAAACTGCGGCGCCACCCCCGGCGGCAGTAACTCTGGACGCGCCCGCCGTAGTGGCCGCGCCCAACACGATTGACGATCTGTCTCTCGACCCGGATGCCGTGCAGGGCTCGCGGCATAGCGGCCCACTGATCAGCGGCGCGCCCGAGGACGGCGCCGCGGGCATCGCCACGCTCCACAAGCGCGCCAATATCACCGTGGCGCAGAACGGCGCCTTCTCCATTCCCGTGCGCTTCCCGGCCAGCTCGATTCTGTTGCAATTTGTGGTGCAGATTCAGCAGAGCTATAACGGCACGCTGGCCAAGATCAACCTCGGGACCACGCAAAACGGAAGCGACATCGCCAACGTCGATGTCACCGTGGCCCCGACCCAGGTCTTCAACAACATCACCAGCATCCTGGGCACTAACAACACCATCTGGTTGAGCCAGGTGATCGGTGCCGGGGGCACCGCGGGGAAATGCACGGTATTGATCAGCTATTCGGTGCCGGCGAAAGTGCTCCCGTCATAGACGAGCCCACCGAGGAACAGCTCGCCTGGGCGGGCGAAGTCTTCCGCCTGAACGGCGTGCGCCACCTGGTCCTGAATGGCGTGCCGGTGCTCGGTCTGTGGAGCGATCTTGACGGGCCGCACCTGCGCGCCGCGATCCGCATCCTCGGCAACCAGAACGTCCCGGTGCGCTACCTGGACGGCCCCGGCATCCCCATGCGCTTCAAGGCGCGCCGCATGAAGGGTACGCCGGTGCCTCTCGACATCGTCCAGGCCATGCAGGACGCCGAGATCGAGCCGCCCTGGGAGGTGCGGGACCGCATGCTCCGCGCCATCGGGTGGCGTGCCAAGGTGCACGTCTACGTGCCGGCGGAGTCTTCCGTCTGAATGGCGCGCATGTTGTGCAGGAAGAGCGGGGTGCCTTTGCCGCAATACGCGCCCACCGCGTTAAAGTCCAGGTACTCGCTAGCCTCGTCCTCGTCCATGCCGTCGCGCGTCATCAGAATCTCGACGCACTTCTGGTAGTCGTAGCAGACCACCGGCTCGCGGCAGGCGCCCACCAGCGTGCCCAGGATTGCGTCCTCGAAACCATCGGCCAGAAGCAGCACGTCGCCCGCGTCCGCCTGCTCGTTGAGGGCATCCAAAATTTCCTGTGTCGTCATAAAAAGAAAAGTAGGGGGCGAGAGCCTGCCCGCCCCCTTTTGCCTACGCACCAAAAAAGCGCCGCGATCTAAAGCGCCGCAGCAGCCTTACTTTTTGGGCTGCGGGCTCGGCGGCAGGCCCTGATAGGGGCGTCCCTGGAAAGGGGGCAGGCCCTGATCGGGGTATACCGGGTGTTGCGGGGGCCACACTTCCGCACCCTGCACCACCAGCCAGCGGTAACCGACCCCGACCACCCAAATCAAGATCAGCGCCTTGCCGGCGATGCCCGTACCCGGAGGCAGCGGAGGCCATACGGTGGCCGGCGGCATCGGGAGCGAGTTGTCGGGATACTCCGAACCGGGCAGACCCTGATCGGGATGCCCGGCTACCGGCGGCAGGCCCTGATCGGGGTGGCCGGGCGAACCGTGCAAGCCTTGATCGGGATGGCCTGGTGTCGGAGGCAGCCCGTGGCCGGGGCGCGGCGGATAGATCACGATGGGGTGCGAGGGGACCGTGGGCCGTGTCGGGGGCCAGATGCCTACCGGAGGGCTGGGCCAGACTCCCGGCGGCAAGGGCGGCAACGAGTCCGGCGGCCAGATGCCAGGGGGCGTCGGCAGCCCCTGATCGGGCGCGCCGGGCGAACCGGGCGGTAGACCCTGATCCGGGTGTCCGCCACCTACGGGCGTAATCCATGCGAGTTGTGACATGCGTTTTTTCCTTTTCTGGTTGATACAGCGTTAGTAGTAAGCCACCGGCGCACGCCGGGACTCGAATGCTTCCTCCTCGGTTTCATCCGAGGCAATGCGGATCAGCCCGCCCTGGCGGAAGCGAAATAATCCCTGCACCGCGGCATCGTGCAGGTCGTCGTACTGCCCGAAGGGGAAGGCGGCCATCTCCTCGCGAACCTCTTCCACCCAGCGCCGCCCGAGCGGAGCCCAGACGGTGCCCGAGCTGAACAGATCGGCGATGGCGTTGGTCCGGGTGATCTTGTCGGCGCCGCGGGCCGGCGTGGGATCGCTCACCGGGATGCCCATGCGCCACAACTCCTGGACCAGCGGCTTGCCGGTGGCGCGGCCTTCGACGACCAGCGAGTCGGGCGCCCACTGCAGGTACATTTTGTAGGCCTGCTGTTTCAGCTCGGGAAAGTTTAGGCGTCCCGCCCAGGCGTCGAGCAGCATGATGCCATCGACCAGGCGCGGGTTATCGCCGCGCGTCTTGTAGCGGAACAGTCCCCAGGTGATGCAGGCCGAGCGGTTGGATGTCTGCTTTTCCGAAAAGGCGGTGTCCCAGCTTTGTACGATAAACTCGCAGGCCGGCGGGTTGGGCTCGCGCCAGTCTCTCCACCACTCGCGCTTGATGATGGCTCCCTCTTCCGAGGTGGGCGACTGCTGATACTGCGCCTGCCAGCGCGAGATCGGCAAGGTGGCGCGCGTGCGGTTGAGTTCCTCGACGCTCCAGAATTCCGGCCAGAGCGGCTCGCCACTGGGCAGGATGGCCGGCAGCTCGATCACCTCCCACTGCTCGCCGTCCAGCTCTTCCACGGCCTGCTGCAGAAGCATGCCGGTGAGATCGCGCGCGCCCCACCGGGTCATCACGATCAAGATCGCCGCGCCCGGCTGGAGGCGCTGCCGGGGGCCGGCCAAATACCACTGCCACACCTTCTCGAAATTCGCCTCGGGATTCTTGAGGATGTCCTGCTCGCTATGCGGGTCATCGATGACGACCAGATCGCCGCCCTTACCGGCGGCGCCGCCACTCGTGCCGACGGCGAAGAATTCGCCGCCCTGGGCGGTACTCCAGCGGTGGGTGGCGCGCGAGTCTTTACTGAGCTGCACGCCGGGGAAGATTTGCTGGTAGGTTTCAGTGGCGATCAGGTTGCGCATCTTGCGCCCGAAGCCCGCGGCCAGCTCCACTTTGTGCGAGCCCTCGAGGACCTTGTGCGTCGGGTGCTTGCCCAGATACCAGGCGGGCAAGAGGTAGCTTGTGAATTCGCTCTTGGTGTGCCTGGGGGCCATATTGATGATGGCGCGCTTGAGTTCGCCCCTCTCCACGCGCTCAAATGTCTCGGCCATGACCTCGTGGTGGCGCCCCAGGATGAATTCCGGCCAGCAGCGCCGCACAAACGGGAGGAAGTTCCGGCGCGCCGCCTCGAGCTGCTCCTGATCCCTCGAGGGCGGCAGGATTTGATTTGCCAGATCGCGCGCCAGGCGGGCCTTCTCGCCGTCCAGGCCGCCGAAAAACTTTCTCAGGAAAGTGATCTCTTCCTGGACACTGTTACCCGGCTTTAACTTTTCTGTCGCCATGGGTCTTCCTAGAGAGTACCCCAAGATAGGTGTCAAGTTAGGCCCAGACTTAGTACGTTCCGATAACTGAGATATTGGTGAAGTTATGGTTATTTTTGATGTTAGCGATGTTATGTAAGTATGTGGTATTTCCGAATCGAGCGGGCCATTGTGCTATATTCGGGAGTGGCTGCCTGTCACCGGGCCGCTGCTCAACGGCGACTCGCCGGCTCTCTTTCTTCATTTCGTCATGGGGTTCAGGGCCGGCGGGACGCCCCCTTCCCGCACTACTCCGTTTCGGCTACACTGGGACTGCTTCAAGAGCTTGCGTTTCATTCCTCAGTGATAGGCCATTCACCCCGGGCCAACGCGAGACAGACCGCGTCCCCGCCGTCCCGGGGTGAGTGGCCGGGCATCCCGCTATATGCCACCCGCCGTTTCTCTCCGACACATCGAACCCCAGGAGCTGGATACCGTCTGGGCGGTAGTGGTGCGCGTGCTCGGCTGGCAAAACAGCCTGGGCGAGGTCAGGGTCAGCGCGCTCCGCAACCGGCTCCTGATCGGTTACTCCGACTTATGGGTGGCGCCCGACTGGCGCTTTCCCGCGCGCCTCAGTGGTGTTATTGTGACTACGATAACTAGCCGTCCCCGGGAGGAGCCTGGTCTAAGGATCGAGTTTCTCTCGGGACGGCGCATCGGGACGTGGATTGTTTCCGCGGCCCGCACTCTCGGCCAGTACGCGCAGGCGCACGGCTGCACACATCTCGAAATGATTGGCCGGCTGGGGTGGCGGCATTATCGCTCCCTCTTCAGCCTGCCTGGGACGTGGGTAACCGAGGAGAGAGCGGCCCGATGCCAACCACGCAAACTAACGACACCCAAACTTCCAACGTACAAAACATTCCCAGCCAGATGCAAAATTCCGCCTGGGGCGGACTCTGGGGCGCTGCCAGCGGCCTCATCTGGCCCGGTGGAGACTTCTCCCAGGCCCCGCAATTCGGCCAGCCACTAAGCGCGGCGCCGGGGCAGAATACCCAGAACTGGTGGAACAACGTCAACGGCATGCAGACGCCCAATTACTCGGGCGTCATGGATACCAACTCGCAGCTCGCGAGCCAGGCCTACAACCGCATGCAGGATGTCGGCGGCATCGGCATCAACTCCAACTATCAGAACCAGCAGTTCAACGTCAACCCGCTCCAGTTCAACGACCCCTTCGCCGGCTATAACGGCGGCGGTCCCGGCATGCAGATCACCGCGCCCGGCGGCGTCGGCGGCAGCGCCTCTGACTACATGGCCCAGGTCCAGCAGGTGCAGGCGCCCCAAGGCGTGGGCTACGACAAGATCAGCAACATCCCACAGATCTCCGCGCCCAACCTGCAGCAGTACCAGATGGCCGGGCCGCAGCAGGTCACCGCGCCCGGGGGCCTGAATTCGTTCCAACTGAACGCCCCGCAACAGGTCCAGACCGGCACCGTCGGCACGCAGTCTTTTACCCAGCCGGGCACCGCACAGCAGTACATGAGCCCCTACACCCAGCAGGTGCTCGATGCGCAAAAAGCCAACATGACGGCGGACTACAACGCGCAGCTCGTGCAACAGCACGGGCAGGCCGCCCAGGCCGGCGCGTTCGGCGGCAGCCGCCAGGCGGTGCAGGACGCCGAGAGCCAGCGCAACCTGAACCTGCAAATGCAAAACGTCGAGGCGCAGGGATTGCAGAGCGCCTTCACCAACGCCCAGGGGCAGTTCAATACCGAGCAGGGCCTCGGGCTCCAGGGCCAGCAGTTCAATCAACAGCTCGGCCTGCAAGGCCAGCAGCTGAACCAGGCCGCCGGCCTGCAGACCTCGCTTGCGAACCAGCAGGCGGCGCTCGCCGCCCAGGGGCTCGGAACCACCACCGGGCTCCAGGCGGCGCTCGCTAATCAGCAGGCCGGCATCAGCGTCGGCGGACAGAACCTGCAGGCGCTTTTGCAGACGCAGGGCTTGGGCGCGCAGCTCGGCATGCAGGGCCAGCTAGCCAACCAGCAGATGAGCTACCAGCAGCAGCTGGCCAACCAGCAGGCGGGGATCAACACCGGCGAGTTCAACAACCAGCAACAGATGCAAGCCTCTCTGGCCAACCAGCAGAGCAACCTGCAGGCGGGCCTGCTCGCGCAGCAGCTCGGCTTCCAGGGTTCCACCTTCAACGCCGGCCAGAACATGCAGGCGCAACAGCTCAACCAGCAGGCGCAGCAGGCGCAGCTCCAGCGCCAGTACGGCGCGCTCGGCCAGCAGTACGCGGGCGGCATGCAGGCGGGCCTGCAGGGCCAGCAGCTCGGCATGCAGGCGCAGCAGCTCGGCATGCAATCGGCCCAGTACGGCGCCGGGCTCGACCTGCAATCCCAGGTTGCGCAGCAGCAGGCGCGCCAGGCGGCGCAGGCGTCCAACCTCAACTACATGCAGATGGGCGCCAATATGAACCAGGCCAATGCCGGCCTGATGACGCAAGGGTTCAACAACCAGGTTACGCAGGCCGGCCTGCAGCAGAACGCCGCGGTCAACCAGCAGGGCCTGGACCAGGCAGCCATTGACCGTTCCTACCAGGACTGGATGCGGCAGCAGAACTACCCCATGCAGATGGTCCAGTTCGGCGCCGGGATCGCGAGCCAGTTCCCGCAGCAGGGCTCGGTGCAGAGCGCGCAGCAGGGCACGCAATACCAGATGACGCCCGGCCCGAGC